CTGGTTCCGGCCGGAAGCCTCTTGCCGCTACCGTTCTGAAAGAGAAATTGGGCGATTATGCAGATGACGCTCTGAAGGCTTTCAAGTTCTGCTCAGAACTCATGAACGATCCGTCGGCTGAAAAAAATGTGAGGCTTGCGGCGGCCCGTGAAGTGATGGACCGTCTATGGGGCAAGGCGACGCAAGCTATTGTTCACTCGGGCGAAGTCACGGGGCGGATATGCATCATCCGGGCTGAAGCGTGATTGAGTTCCCGAAGTTGTCAGACGCAAAAGTGACAGAAGCCGACAAAGTGTTTCGCCTATTAAAAGCCCAAGACAATTTCATTTTCTCGGATGCGCGGTTCCCGGCATATGTTGGGGCGTGGGGGACGGGAAAGAGTTTTGCGGGGATTCAGCGGGCGATGATCCTATCTGAAGAGAGCCCAAAGAATCTAGGGGTAGTTTTCCGACGAGAATATACAGATCTTCGTGATTCAACATGCAAAGATTTCGAGAAGTATACCGGCCTCAAAATTACCTCCGAGCGTTCCGTTGAACTTCAAAACAAATCGGAAATCCTTTTTCGTCACCTTGAAGAAATCCATGGCGTCGTTCAGAACATGAACCTTGGATGGTTCTGGATTGAACAGGCGGAGGAGTTGGAGACGAACGAGCAGTTCAACGTTTTGCGCGGTCGGTTACGCCGTGACGTGAAGCGGCGGACGGGGTTCATCACCGCCAACACCAACGGCCACAACTGGATTTACAACGGATGGAAGATGGGGACAGAAGAAGGCTATGAGCTTTCCGAGGCGTCGAGCTTTGACGCGGTGAAATATCTCCCGGCGGACACCATTGAAGACTGGAAGAAACTAGAACGGACGAGCCCGAAGATTTACCGTCGGTTTGTTCTCAATTCTTGGGAAGAGTCCGACACCTCGGACACGATCATTCACCCCGAATGGATACAGGCCGCGACGAAGAGAGACTTAATCCTTCACCCGCCGTTCCGTCGGATCGTCTCTTGCGACGTGGCGCGGTTTGGTGACGACAAGACTGTGTCATACGTCATCGAGAATGGACAGGTCCTTGACAAGGTTGTATGGGAGAAGAAGGACACCATGGAGACGGTTGGGCGGCTCATCATGTTTGCCAAGAAGCACGGGGAAGTTGAGAGTTTCGCCATTGACGAGATCGGGGTTGGTGGCGGCGTTGTGGACCGCCTCAGTGAGCTTGGGAAGCACGTTGTGGCAATCAACGGGGCTCAGCGCGAGGCCGGGGCGGGGTATTACAACAGGCGGGCGGAAATATACTCGAAAGGGGCGGACATGTTCCGTGACGGGCTTGTGGAAATACTCCCGGACGATAAAGAGGCAATCGAAGAGCTTGCGTGGGCCAAATACAAGACTATCAAATCTTCCGGCGAATTCCAGGTAGAGGCCAAGGACGACATTAAAAAGCGGTATGGGCGGAGCCCGGACCACGCGGACGCGCTCTTGAACGGACTTTGGGCGTATCCGTTGGCGAAGGTTCACGGCGACAGGAAGGACAAATACGCACGGGCCGGGAGATTTGAACGGGCGTCCGGGGTGGCAGTCCTTGGGTAGGGGGAATAGATGAGAGAGGGCGAATTCAGACTTTTGCAGGCCAGGAACGCCAAGCGGGAGATGCTTGTATTGAACCAGTGGGAGTTCCTGGAATCGCGTCAAAGGGCTTTGGAACTTGTCCTTGGTGGCCTTTCAATTTGGGATCGCATTGCGATTCTTATGGGCCGAAAATCGCTTAAAGAAGCGGTAGACGCGGCCCATTTAGTGTTGTTCAAGGCGTCACAGGAAGCGCGGGAAGAGATGACGAATAAGGCCAAGGAAGAGGCCAGGAAGCCTAAACTGATTGTCCCAAACGGGAACGGTGCCATTCATGTATGAAGAAGAAGTGAAGCCAGATACCGACACTAAAGACGATAAGAAAGACGCGCTGACAGTGTCACGTGTTGACGGGGACTTTAGCTTGGCGTATCAAGCCAAGTCGAAACTGATTGAGCGGGAGAAAGAAGATTTCCTTTACTCCCTTGGGGAGCAGTGGAGCGAAGAGGACCGGACAACGTTGGAAAAGGCGAAGATCAAGCCAGCGACGGATAACCAGATTGCGCCGAACCTCTACCTATTGACGGGCCTTGAACGCCAGAACCGGACGGACTTTAAGGCGTTTCCGGAGGGGGAGGAGGACGGGCTACGGGCCGAGATCGCTTCCTACCTGTTCAAGAAGTCTATCGACGTTTCGGATTACGCGAACAAATCAAGCGAGCAGTTCAAGGATGGTATCACGTGCGGCGAATGTCACCTTGAGCTTTATCTAGACAACACGGACAACCTAATCAACGGCAAGCCCATGTGGAAGAAGCTTGACGGGTGCCAGGTGTTCCCGGACCCGGCAAGCCGTGAATACGATTTCAGTGACGCGCGGTATATTTACAAGGTCACGCGGGACATCTCGAAGGATGACCTTGTTTCGCTCTACCCAGAAAAAGAGGAAGAGATCGAAGGGATTGCCAACGGGAAGTTGGGCTATGATATCGGTGGAGAAGAGAAACATATTCAGAAGCGGGACTACGGAACGCGTGGGAGTTCATCGGATGGCTACGACGATGAAAAGGACTGCGTCGACCTGGTAGAGCGGTATTACAAGAAATTCGTGCCCCATGTGTTCATTGGGGATCTTAAGACGGGCGAGATCGTCCAGGCGGAGAGCGCGGAGAAGGCGGACGACTTTATCTCTAACTACCAGGGGAGCATCGAACAGGCACGGATGGCCTACGAACAGGCGGCAATGATGGCGTCCATGCCGCCAATGGTTGATCCAGTGACCGGGCAAGTGTCATTGCCCCCGCCCATGCCTCAACCACCGATTGCGGAGGACCCGAACCGTTACAAGAAGATCACTAAGTCTATCCCCGAAATTTGGGTGTTCGCATATGTCCCGAACATGTCAGAACCTCTGGCGAATGAGCGGGCGTGGTTCTACCCGAAGTGGAAGAGCTACCCGATTGTCCCGTTCTATGCGCGGTTCTCAACGGCCCCTCTTACGGGCGACGACCGCCATTTGTTGGTTCAAGGACTTGTCCATGGCGTGAAAAACGCACAGGAACGCCACAACAAGGCCACAACGTTGATGTTGCGGCATTTGAACAGTTCCGCAAACTCTGGATGGCTCTCGGAGCAGGACGCCTGGGTAAAACCTGACGAAGTGCGCAACTTTGGGTCATTGCCTGGGATCAACCTTGAATACAAGCAGGGAAAGAAGCCGGAGCGGATAACCCCGACGCCGCTTTCAAACGCCCATGCCCAAATCAGTGAGCAGGCAGTTAACGGGATCAAGTCGGCCCTTGGGATTAACGCGGACCTATTGGCCGTTCAGCAGGGCGGATCAGACAGTGGTCGGGCGATAGCGCTCAGGCAGAAGCAAGGGCTTCTCATGGTCCAGGAGCTTTTCGACAACCTCACGCGGTCCCGTAAGGTGGCCGGGCGGTTCGTCCTGTCCCAGTTGGGGAAGATGTTCGACACGGAGACGGCGAAGCGAGTGTTGGGAGATTCCTTCTTAAAGAAAAATTTCCCGCCCTTGATGCTGACCAATGAGCAGACGGGCCGGCCGGAGCCAATGACCGACGCAACGGGACAACCGATGTCATACGATAAAGAGATGGCGGAATTGGTCATTGCGGAGGTTCTAAGCGGCGACCTCGGGGAATATGACGTGAGCGTGGGAGAGGCGGTATCGAGCGAGACGCTCCGCATGGCGAACGCTATAGAGCTTAAAGAACTGGCCCAAGCTTTCCCCGGCGCAATTTCACCGGAACTGATTATCGAAGAGAGTCAACTACCGCAAGCGACGAAAACGAAGATCGTCGATGCGATTAAAAACGCGCGGATGGCACAGGCCGGACAGATGGCCGGGCCTATCGCGGGACAAGGAGCGTAAATATGGGTAGACCCGTCGGAAGCAAGAATAAATCAAAAGAAGCGGTTGAAGTTGTGGAGACAGTTGTTGAAGTAAAAGAGGCGGTGGTCGTCAATGAAGAAAAAAAAGAAGAGCCCGCGAAAGCCGTGCAAGTAAAGCCGAAACTTGAACCGCTGGGGCCAGGGCAGAAATACTTCGAGGCTCCGGACGGGACTATTTTGATTGGCGAAGCTGATATGCCCCACCTCTGGTATAGGGCGGGGAATGAAGGGAAAGGGATGTATATCAATCCCA